TATGATTTTAGTTCCACCATGTTTGTAATAATATGTCGTGATTCCGTTTTGGGCGGTTATGGTCGTAATCTCTTCATATTCTTTCATACGTTCCATTTCTTGCCATATTCTCATACGTCTACTATAGTTTTCTGACATACTTAATCTCTCCTTAATCTGTATGTTAACATTAGCATGGTATTTTGATTATGTCAAGTGTTTTTTCTTGTCTTTCTAAGTTTTCTGAATAGATTAGAAGTCTTTGTTCTTATTATACTTTTTACTTTTTTTCTACGATTTCTTGCGATATGATCTCTGTGAATACGCTCTGATTTTAATACGGTCATATTATTCTCCTATATTATAGCCAAAACCTCAATATACCAGCGCCCAACACAAAAACAAGGACGCCATTTAACATGATGATTGCTCTGTCATTCCAAATCATACCGACGTAGAACCATCCAATTGTGCCTATGAAGCTGAGATGAAGGTCCCAAGATTTAGGAATCTCATCAACAGACCTGCACATAACAGCAAATAGAATAACTAATGATGATGCCCACTTCACATACCAATCAGTAGTATATAGTGGAGTTTGCGTTTCTACAGTGTATGTTTGATCACTATCATGCATTAAATTTTTCCTTAAATTTGCTTAGAAGCATTCCAGAAACGTTCTTAGATGTTAGTGCTGTAAAGTTGGTATTATCAGGTAATACAAATATGAAGTTTATCATACTGTGCTTACTCATGAACCATTCAAGATATTTGACACGATGCACGTTGTCATTTGCATTAGCATGTGTCTCTATACCATATCCATCTTGATTCTTAAATACATTATCTGTAGAAGCAATGGGGTCAGATAAAAGAAAGTCAAAGCCTAAGCAGTATAACTTTCTGGCATCAGTACGTCGAATTGCCTCTAGCATAGCATTCATGCCAGCATTCGATCGTCGGCGTCTTGGTGAATATTCTGCTGATTCCCAGCACTCATCTTCGGGAGGAAAGATTACACGTTCATCTTTGCCCATTGCCTCATCGACACTTTCTATGATTGCTTGAAAAGTAGGGTCGATAGATATTAAATAATCATAGTTGTTAAACTCACGATATAGAGCATTACAGCCAAAGATTTTACCTTGACCCACAAGACTCTGTAAGTTTACTGGCTTTCTACTTACGCCATTTCCTATTATAAATGCTCTCGACATCATCGTCCCATTCTTCATTTTCAATCATATGTTTTAGATGCGTTTTAAAGTTCTTTATCGGTTTACGCTGTTCTTTAATACGCTTGAAATCTGTTTCTTCCTCAGAGAAACTTCCGCCCCTATTCTTAGCCATATCAGACTCTTATCTTCCCTTCACCAATCTTTGCTTAAATTAGGAAATGCTTCGGCAACAAGTTTCTTTGTTAGACCTTTAAATGGCAACTTTTTATCTTTCATTGAAAGTAGAAGTTTAGCATCTTTAGCATCGATACTTTCTAACAAAGAAATGAACATCTGTTCACGTCTTACCTGCTTAAGGCCAAGCTGTTCAGGTGTTTGACCTTTAACGTAATAATATAATTTGCGCAATTCATAATCAAGACGTCCTTCAACGTCAGAATTATCAAACAAAGGTTTATATGGTGGTGTACCTTCTGGAATTAACCATACAACTTTAGGGTCGAATGTATAACCTAGAATAGTTTTGAGTGATGGACCACTATGCTTTCTTAGTTCTTCGATTTTCTCTTGTTTTGTTTTTTTATTGCTTACGTTTTCAAGGATATCATACCAAGTTTTTTGCATTAAAATTCTCCAATATTTTCTATTAAGTTTTTCAGTTTACTCTTTATAAAGTAATTTAGTAAACCTTTTCGTTCGGGTACTTCATAAGTCTCATACTTATCAAGTATTTTTTCTTTAATCTCACTTGGTATTAAATCTAAATTAATAAGTGCTTCATTTCGCATATAGTTACGAAGCATCATCTCATCACAAAAATCTTTAGGGTCTAGTGTAATCCACGTGTTCAATTTTTTAGTTGTTAAAGGTTTCTGTCTAGTACCATCAGTAACAAGACAACTGTCACCACTTAACATATTAGGTATACCATCACCACGATCACCACGCATAACATGCTCACGAAGAAATGCTTCTGGATTGTTTATTCTTATCCACTTCTTTGTGATAGGACTATACTGTTGCACGTTAGCATACTTTTGCAATTGAGCGAAATCTTTATCACCTGATATGATAAGTATATCTTCTGTGCTTTCATTTGTTAGATAGACACCTTTATGTGCACACAGTGTGCCAATGATATCATCGGCTTCTGCTCTATCTATCTGTATTACTTTGTATGGGAAGTTTTCTTTTAATTCATCACGAATTTTATTCAGAACTTCAAAGATACGATTCCAGTCTAAGGTAGACTTTTCCCTATCACTCTTGCGATGTGCTTTATAATAAGGGAATATGTCTTTTCGCCAATAGTTCTTATCATCACAACATATGACAAGTTCACTTCCAAAGTCTTGAGAGAACTTGTTTCGATATAAGCGAATACTATTCAGCACCATGTGTCTAATTAAGTCTTCGTTGACAGTCGTATCGTTACGGCCGAAAGACATCATTAAATTTGAAATCATTACTTGATTTAGATCAAGAAGTATCATTTTAAACTCACATTCATTATCTATTATTCAATAGTTATTTATAGCACTCTTAAACAATAATGTCAAGCACTAATTTCATTCATAATCTGGATCCCAAGAATCTTCATCATATGGTTCATATGATTCACTGTCTTCAATTGAAACTAAAAGATCAACAGATTCCTGTATTGGGTGAAATATACCAACAGATCGATAGAAACATGACTTCATACATTCAGCAATAAAGCCAAAGTCTCTGATGAAATCATCATTATTAACATTGATACCACTCATACCAAATGCTGATAGAAGTTGGGTCGAGTGATAATCTACTAAGTCATCAACCAAAATCTTTTTCTGTTCAATGAGTGACAATCTAAGATCATCAGCATTCTGATTAAGATTTGCGCTATTAGATGATGCTGGAAAAGATATAACATTATTGCTGTTCATTTGATGGCTCCTCGCCCCAACGATATCCTAAATCTGTATAGAAAACACCCTTGGTACGTATAGGTTCACCATCTTTATCATAAGCCATTGCAACACATTTCCATCTAATTTTATTTTGCTGATCTTGACCATAACAGTTGTCAACATAATCTCCATCACGAAGATATTTTTCCAAATTACGAATATAACCTTCCGTAGATTTTGCCTTTGCTTCAGCACCCTTGACGTTTTGTCGTACAGCTTTTCGCTCTTCAGACAAAAGTTCTTTGTTGTGTTTTATCCACGCTTTAACCTTCATATGTGACAGATGATGATCATCATTCAACTTCAAAACATTTTCATGAATGTTCTTATATTGTGGTGGATTAATAGCTTGTCGCTTCGCACGTGCCTTTGCCAAACGTTCGGCAGCTTCTGCACGTTGTTGTGGCGACATAGGCTTTCTACGTTTTTTAGTCATCAGTAAGCTCCTCGATGCGATCTACATCACTACGAACTAAACCATCTATCATATATTTCTGTGTAATGAGTTCTTCGATGGCTGTATCTTGATTTTCAGATTCAACATCAATGCTGAGTGTTTGAATCTTTAGATGAATTCTATACTTTTTCATTATTTTGATAATCCTTGTAATAAACCTGTCCACTCATTTGCACGAAGATCCCAGTTATAGAAGTTATCAGTCCAGTTTTTCTGAAACAATAGTTTACGATGATTGCTCTCATCAAAATGACGTTCTATAGCCGCATTCAACATACCAGCAAATATATTCGCATGAACATTCTGATCTTCATTGTATTGATACATCACAGCAAAATTACCAGTTGTTTCAGGTAAGGCTGCCAAGTTAGGGCAGACAATCTGACAACATGCTGACATGGCTTCGATGGCCGCAATGCAAGAAGTCTCTTGCCACACACTAGGATAAGCAAAGATGTGTGACTCTTGTAATGCCTGACGTACAACATGATTAGGCTGAAACCCATGATAAGACATTTGAGGATGATCTTCAATCTCTTTAAACAACTCTTTATATGGCTCATCACGTTGTGGCCAACCATATGCATTGAATGAAGAATACACATCAAAGTGAATCTTATCACCATGTATCTTAGCCAACTCACGAATTGCGGCTACAGCAATATGCAGGCCACGATGTGGTGTTGTGTGATAGATGATACGAATTTGATCTTTAGACTTTTCAGTATAAGGAATAGGATCAATAGCATTCTTCAGAACAATAGAGTTATCATAAGGAACACCTAGATAACGATTATAACCCTGTAACTGCCAGTTCGAAACAAATACCAACTTAGCAAAGCGATCTCTGAATTGTTTATCTGCTAAACTTTCAACTTCAGGATCTTCAGCAAGATCGTGCAACCAAAAAATGTTTGGCTTTACATCGTCAAGATTTCTAACACGTGATTTGATAATATTGAATTGATCAAGTAGAGAATTATCGACACGCTCATATAGTGCCTTATTCATTAACTCTGTTCCGCCTTGAGCAGTGTCATATGTGCCATCTTCAGTCATCTTTGACGTGGGTGCCATAGAAAACACTTCATCAGCATCTTTATTATCGTCAGTAATATTAATGGCCATAATTAAGCAACTTTCTGAATGTCATCAACTGATATAACAGACTCAATTCTAAATGATCTCCAGCCAGACTTTTCGATGTCCCATACTGAAATAGAAGTTTTCGGTGCGCTTGATTGTGTTTGCTCTTCAATATCAACTTGTGCAGGCAAATACTTTTCATTCAATGTACAATGCATAACACGCTGTGTACCATCAACTTTTGTGAATGTTACGTTGCATGTGCTCTCTTTAAGTGTGTTAAAAATCGATGTGTAATCCATATTATATCTCCATATTTTCATCATAATAATTTAATAACTCAGTATAACCGCCAATATGATTATTGTCAAGAAAAATCTGCGGTACAGTCTTAAAACCTTTGTCTTTAATATACTGTAATGCGCCAGTCACTTCATATATGTTAATTTCTTTATACTCGTCACCTTTATCTTTTAAAAGGTTTTTTGCCTTTATACAAAAGCTACAATCAGGTCTAGTGTAAATTGTAAACTTTTTCATATTCTTCTCCCTGATTGATATACTCGTTAAGTTGTTCAACATTGTACGAAAGTACGTCACCCCAATATTCATATCCCCAACTTCCTTCTTCGAATTTATTGTACATTCTAAGAGAATTGTGAACCCGTCTTTGATATTTTTCTAATAAAAAATCTATCATATCTAACCCCAGTGCCTGATTACTCCACCGATAATAAAGAAGCAGGTAATCCAGTTTACTAATTGTAGTGCAATTCTTATATATAATCCATACTTGGCATGTCTCATACTAAGAACGGGAACTTTAGGCTCATCTTCATCCGTTCTACCAATATAGTAGTCTAGTGCCCGAGCAACAACCTTTTCCCAAGTACGATATTCAATCATTTTTTAGATCATCAATCTTTTCATATTTTCTTCTGTAGTAGTGGTGTTCTTCTTCACCTTCAATTTTTCCATAGTATAACAATAGTGAAAAGAAACCTAATAATAAAAGTGCTTCAATCATTCTTCATTCTCCAGATCAAAAGTGCTACAGGTAAACCCTACCTTCATTGTTCTCTCCTACCGTCAAAAACACAAATAAACTCTAATCCGTAGTCAGTGTTATTGTGTACTTTATGGAATACATTATCTTTGATTAGAACAGTATCGCCTTCGCACACATCAAATATTTCATGATCGAGTTCCATTTGTCCTTTGCCTTTTATAAAGATATAAACTTCTTCTTGTCCAGCATGCCTATGTCCAGTGGTACTCTTACCAGCATTTAATTTTGTACTACTTACTACTAAATTTTTTAATTCGGTGTTGTCTTTAACAATATAACGATCGTCTTCTTTAACAACAGATCCTCCAATATCCCAAGCACCGTATTTCATTTATTTTCTCCAATCATTCTTCATTCTCCAGATCATGAACATGCAAAGCAATAAGGGCATAATGCAAAACTTTCATAAGGTCTTTGCGGTTCTTACCTTCTTTCTTACCATAACGTTGTAGATATTTCATACAATTACCTATAGTAAAACCTTCACCATGACCACCATCAATAATAAATTCAGTTGCCTGAAATTTGTTCTTTGAGTAATGCTCGCTATAAGTTCCATTTACATATTGTGTAAATTCTGCTAAGAGATTACCTTCATTAAACTTATAATCAATTAAACCATATTCTTGTGGTGACATTTGATAGATTTGATAGTTAATATCTTTCTTTTCCATAGTATTCATCTTTCCATTTGCGGTAAATCATTTTCGGCTCTGTATATGGCCTGCAATCTTAAAATATCTGCGGCAACATCGTGTGTACTATCGTGTGCTACGAATGTACTGTACCAATAATCAGTATCAGACACAGGAATAAAATTGCTTACTGTATCATAATTAAACTTGGCATCAATATGTGTACGAATATCACGAACTTTATAGAACTTTAATTTGTTATCAAATAATGCCTTCTGCTTTTCGTCCATTAATCTCCATAGAATAACTGGGTCAAATGTGTTACCTCGTGACCACCAGTAATCAATTTTCTTTTGATCATTCAAGTATTGATTGATACTATCATAGAATTGATTCATTGTCAAGTCTGTTGGCAAAGGTTTAATCTTATTTTTAGCATGATCAGGCAAAGATTTCCACCATTCAACATCACTTCGTTTATATGAACAGTTATAATTCGTCATCTGTTCAGAAATAGAGGGCTTTAGTGTCTTTACAACAG